CAAAGCCAGTAGTCAGCACTCCTACATTCGTAACTACTTGTATCTCTCCACTTCTAAAGTTATCTAGTATCCGCTTACGTTCTTTCTTGGGTGTCTCTGCAGATATACTCTCGGCAATAATACCCATGTTCTGCAAGTTATCGCTCAATGCGTTAGCTTCCTCTACAAACTTGTTGAAGATAAGAACATGCTTAGCCCCGTCCTTGATTGTGCTAGCTGTTAGCTTGGCAACCTCCCCGACAACATCATTCTCTTCGTTGTATGCTCTCAAAGAAGCGTCTGTGAAGTCCATACCCGTACTGTTTAGGGTCAACTGCGAGTGGTCGTATCCGCTAGCTACAGAGTAGCGTACAGGAGCTAGGAAGCCCAAGTCATACATCTCACTAACCTGCGTAATGTGTGCAATGCCGTCAAAAATCTTAGGGCGTGTCCTGTTAAGCATTTTAGCTACAACTGCTCGCTCGTCTGTTTTGTAGTCGTTGTAAGAGTGCAAGCGGTAAGGTGTCGCTGTAAGCCCTAGAACTGCCCCACCATGAGCTTTAATAAACTCGTCGTACATTCCACCCTTAGCGTTTACTAAGTGGCACTCGTCAATAATCACGTTATCAAACAAATGCCACATGTCTTTTTGGTTGTAGATTGTTCCGATTGTTGCGAAAGTAACTTTACCGACTGTCTTCTGACCCATTGAAGCCGAAAAGACACCGACATCAGTAAATCCGAAGTCGTGCATTTTCTGTAGGTTCTGCTCTAGTATCTCTTTGTTTGGTTGAAAAACTATAGTGTCTCCCTCAAGTTCTTTTGCTATAGACGCAATAATTAAGCTTTTACCAGAGCCAGTAGGTTCTACAAGCACCTCACGCTTAAACATGCGTAATGTTCTTAGTCCTGCTTCTACCGAAGCTTTTTGATAAGGTCTTAATTTATATCCCATATTTTCTCACTTTAGTATTTATAGTTCTTTCAACTGTCCAACCACGTCGTAATCTAGCTCTCAAAACAATAGTAGTAGTACCCAACTCTTTTGCCCACTCAATAATATGTTTTCTTTTCCCTTTATACTCCAAAATAGTACTGTCGGTTCTGTTTCTTTGTTGTTCTGCCAGTGTCGCCCACCTACAGTTTTCTTTTGAATAACCCTTATTGTTATCTATTCTATCCAAAGTCAAACCTTTTGGACGCTCTCCCATATCCTCTAAGAAGTTCTCAAACTTCTCCCAACGCTTGCATACTGATATGTTTTTATATCTTATTTGACTCTCGTGGTTACTAACACATCTACTCTTCATTGCAGACCAACTAAAATACGTCGGACTAATTGCAGTTTTAGAGTTATGTCCGTGTCGGTAGTTACTGTTTTTGTTTCCGTATCCATTCATAAGCTATTCTGGCATTTTCATGCCCTCTGATAATTTCTTTGATTTCTCGCTAATTTCCTTTGCCTTTGGTGCGTCCAACTCTGGTATATCTACTTTCTGCCCGATAAGGTTCTTCTTCCCATTTTTGAGTAGATATTCTACACGCATAGAGTACTTCTCTATTATTCCTGCATATTGTTTCTTAATACCCCGTGAAGATAGCAACATCTGGTCTTCTCCGTTTAGTTTGTAGCTGTCTGCTACTCCAAGAGCTTTATTCCAATCCTCTGTGATAGTGATTATATCTACACCCCGTACTGGTTTTCCGTCCAAAAACCCGTCTTCTTTAGAAGCAAATAGGTATAAAGCTTTCTCCAAGTTCTGTGGAGTTGTAATGCTTATATAGTCGTCAGCACCGTATCCAATTTTTACTTTGAAGTATTTCATACTATGCTTCTTGTATCTTAGTAATGGCGTTGTTTAGCTCGCAGTTGCACTCAGGTGTTCTATCAACTGGCTTTGACTCGTACCACTTGCCTGCAAACTTCTGTCGGTACCCGCCGTTTTCAGTTGGTTCTCCTTTTTCAAACTGGCACAAGATACACTGGTTGTCGTGTTCTAGCCACGGCATCAACATCTCCACCACACGCTCCTTTACTGCTTGTTCGTGGAGGGTGAGGGCTTTTTCTAGTAATCCACCAAGCCACTTTCTTCCTGTGTCATTTTCAGCATCAGATAGATACCAATGATTTCTATCGTGAAGATGTGATGATATGTCGCTTACTAATATGTTAATTGCATTTTCATTATCGTAAGTAATGTTCGGCACTTCTGCAAAGCAGTACTCCTTCGTTGGTTTGTGGGCGTTTGGTACATGGCAGTCGTTACACCGCTTGTCCCAAGCCAACACGAACTTTCCATCTCTAAGTGGTATTGTTTTGTGTCGAAAATCAACTATTTCTTCTTTTGTCTTAGGTGTGTTCATGGTTAAAAGTTTACTTTAGTACCTGCTCTCCCAGTCTTCACTTTCTTTAGTCGTGGGATTAAGTCGTTAAACTTCTCTCGGAGCTTGGCAGTTGATAAAATGTTTTGCGACCAAAACGGGTCTTGTTGTGTCCACCTAATCATTACTTCTATCTGCTCGTAGGTTCGGTTGTCAATTCTATGGAGCTTCTCAATGTGCTCTGCCCAAACATCTATATTTCCTCGTAGTTGCCACGCAGGATTGTTTTGCTTTATGAGCGATACAAGTAGTTCTGCCATTTCCATATCCTTTGGAGTGAACTTAACTACCGTCGTCTTCTCTTTTGGCTTTTCTTTCTTAATCTCCGACTTCTTATCTAAACTAACCTTACCTAACCTATCCTTACCTGTGTTTCCATTTTGGATACAGTCTGTATCCAGTTTGTATCCACCATTGTCTTTGACTATAAGTTGAGCCATTTCTTTGGAGTAGCGAGTTGGTTTATACCTGTCATTTTGAATATAGTTGTGTATCTTCCAATGCTTGATAACACACACACCAATTTCAAAAGGAAGTATAAACTTTTTTGCTACTAATACTTTCATGTCGTCTTCATTTGAGCCGACCATTCGCATTATCTTTTTCGGGTTGTCTACAAATCCGTCGTCGTCTCCCCTCATTACTAAGTGGTAATACAACAACTGCGAACCTGTAGGCATATCCAAAAATGCGTCAGTGTCCACTATATCCAACGAGAACATTCTACGGTTTGCCATAAGTGTTTAATTATTACTATCCTTTATAATACCTCCAACATAACACAATACAAGCAAATATCACAATGTAGCAATTGTGGATAAGAAGTGGATACACAAAACCCCGTGGGTGGCACGAGGTCTTGTGTTATAAGAGTTAAGGCAGTCGCCTAAACACTTATGGCAACTACAATATAGCATGGATACTAGGTATTTCGCCATTATGACTGTGGATTACTCGTAGTATTTTGCGTTATTTGTTAGGAAGTCTTTATCCACATCTTTCAAGATTATATTTTGTGCAAACAAGTATTTAGCAGTTCGCTGTAGAAACTTCTTACGCCATTCTTCTGTTACAAGCACTCCATGATTATTTAGGTGGCATGGGTAATTACATAAGTGAGCTACATTAAACATACTACTGGAACACCTAGCTGTATCAGAGCGAGGGTGGATATGGTGGAACGCACTTACAGTATTTTTGCCACAGTACCAACATCTGTGGTTGTCTATGAAGTACCTAGCCAAATCTTCTTTATCAAAATCAAAGCTCATATTTGCATATATTATTATCCAAGTATACTATACAAACGACCAACTCTTAGTTTTGTTGAGTACAGAAAAGCCCCGTTTAATTATGGGGCTTTTCAATTACTCGTTGGGGAACAAGTAACTAAACTATAACACACTTTATTGACCCTGTTTCTTTAGTATCAAGAGCTGTTGCATTAGAGGTATCACTCGTCTCATTGCGTCTATAAGCTGTAGTTGTAGTCCTTTAACAGTAGTAGTCTGTACAACCATAGCGTCAAGAACATATTGTCCTGTGTAGTAGGGCATTATGTCAATAGAACCGTTGTAGCCGTTGTCTCCGTCAATATACCACCAAGAGTTTGTATCTGACACTTTCATTGTGAAGTGAGTATGATTGCCACTAGAAAGTCCTGAGCTACCGTTGTACCCAAGTAATTGTCCATACTTAACTTTCGTCTTGTTAAATACAACCGAACTATCTAAGTGTACAAACCAGAACTGTAGATACACAGCGTTTCCTAGTTTGGTGTATTGCTTGTTAATCATGTTAAGTGAACCAGAGAAGTGTTCTGGTACTTTTTCTAGAGGTACTGGAGTTGTTGAGCGAACTATAACTTGTACCGCCCCTGCACTATCTAGCTGTGTAATCGCTTCCCATTCAACGCCCATGTCACGCACTGGGAAATAAATAGGTTCTCTAAACTTACCTGCCATATCTATACCAGAGTGTCCTTTCATATTTAGGGCAGGATATAGCTTCTCAGAGTTTTCAGAACCGCAACCTACAAACTTAAATGGTCTTACACCCTTTTCAACACAAGGTAGGTTCTCTCCAAACCTCTGTGTTATCCAATTTGTTTTTAGTGGTCTATCTATTTTCATATTGTTTTGTTAATTATTAAACGGCTATATCTAAAAAGCTAACCAACCATACTTGGAAGCCGATAAAAAGAAGCACGCCTGCGATGAACTTGAGGTTGCCCCAAATCCTTTTATCGTATTCCTCTATTGTTTCTTCTTTTCTTTTCATTATTGTGTTTTACGAAGTAGTTGAGAGTATTCTTTCCAAAGTCTCTCTGAAACGAAACAACCCGTTCTCTTCTTGGTATCAGTACATAAATTGCGGTCTTTTCGCAATTCCAGTATCTCTTGCCGAGTTTCTGACACACCGTTCTGTTTAGCGTATTCTACCATAAGCTCGGCTCTTTCCTCATTGTTCACTGTGGAAACCCCGTCGCCATGCAGAATGATATTTACTAGCTCATTATCAAATCCGTACTTCTTATGCAGGTTGTAAAGCTTGGTTATTTCGCCAATTTTCTTAATTCGGTACTCTGCGTCTCCCTCGTTCCAACCCTCAAATACGGTCTCGGCAATCTTACTTGCGTCTAGTTTATCGTCTGCGATTGCTTCCTCTATCAGTCGTCTCTTAGTATCCCGTTTCTCGTTAGCTCCTGTTAGCTCTTGTATGGCAACTGGTACAAATAGCTTTCTTGCTGTGCGTACAAACTTTTTATCGCCAATTCCGTATCCCCTACCGTCTCGTTTGTAAGCTTCTTGAGAGATTAGTTGTAGTGATAGCGTAAATAGCTCAACACCTTTTTCAATGATAGGTAGTGTTGGTTTTATAGTTCCTGTGTACTGACTGTAACGGATTAAAGCAGGGAACGCAGACCAGAGTGTATTCATTTCACGGCGTATGTAGAAGAGTATTGTGCGGTTTTCTTCGTCTTCTTCGTCCACTGGGATAAGACTTGCCAGTACAGCCATTAAGATTGCTGTAGCGGTAAAGTTAAGTAAGTCTTTCATGTATTCAGACTTGCGAGCTTCTGTAAGCCCCTCTTCTCTCGCTGTCTTTAGCAGTCGTACCGAACTGCTTGCTGTTGTAGTAGCTATATCGTATGCCCATGATAGGTACTGTCCAAACGCTCTACCCACTACTGTTGAGCCAACAAGTGAACCTGCATGGAAGCGTCCACGCTTGAACTTGTTTTGCTCCTTAGAGATGTCTAACAGACGCTCTGTTGATACTTTAGCTTCTTGCCACTCTTCGGGTGTTAGGTTCGCTTGTAGTGCGTATACATGTGAGATGTACCTACCAAACGAGAATAATATCATTACACTTTCAAGTGCTCTGTCTGGTAGTCCTTTCTCTACACTCATTAGCTCTTCAAGTGGGTTAAGCCCGACATAGTGTCGTGCTCCCTCTCGTACTTTCTTAGCTTGCTTAAACTGTAGTGTGCGTAGCCCTGCTCGTGCAATCTTCTTAGGGCTTAATATCATGGAAGCTGTAGTAACTACGAACTCTCCAACTGCAGACGCTGTACCAATTCCTATACGCCCACCAAGAGCGAGCAGTGTGGTGGCAGTAATAGCCATATTAAATGTAGCTTCTGTGGTACTTCCTTGTTTCGGTATAAGCTTCTCTGATATTTTCCTACCTCGTGCGTTGTTTATGTACTCTTTAATAAAGTTCTCAACACCCCCGTCAATTGGTAGCCCCTCCTTTGTCTTTTCTACAACATCGTTGCGTAACCCTAGAACCATTAAGAGTTGTGGCACATAGCTGTCTATACTTCTCTTCTTAAAGAATGTTTTAGCATATACAAGGTGTGCGTTTGTTACATTTTGAGTTGGCTTTATCTTGCCTGCTCGTAATTGGTGGAATGGAGACCACTTCTCGTAAGGTACAATGTCTCCCGTCTTACCGTCTAGTATACTCATTGAGAGTTCCGCTTCTTTTTGGCTCGTAAACATCTCGCTTACACCTGCCTTTATTCCGTCGTCTTTAACAGCTTCAAGGAATGAGCGTCGGATATGCACCATGTAGTCTTTCTCTTTGAACTGACCAAACCTAGAAGTTAGCTGATACACTTCTTTCATGTAGTCATAGGCAACTCGGTTAAAAGCAATAATGGCATTACCAAACTCTATTTCCTCTTTCGTCATACCTTTATCCTTAGAAAACTTAGCTTTCTTGGTGTCCTTTACCTCAATGTACTCAAAAACAAGCTCATCTGTAGGTACAAAAATCTGTTTTGCTCTTTCTCCTATACTCTTCTTGCGTGATTTGCGAGCTTTCTTTGCTAGGGTTTCAATCTTTTTTCTGTGTTGTAAGAACTGTTGCTCTGTTTCAATCTCAATTCTTATAAGATTATCAACGACATACTTCAATAAGTTACTGTGTCGTGAGAGACGTAAACCATTTGCGTACCCTGCAAGCTTAGGTAAATCTACTGTCTTCAAGTCCTCAAAGGTTAAGTCAGTACCCTCTTTGATAGCTTTAGTTAACTCTCGCACTGTAGCAACCTTTCCGAATGTAGTGCGTTCAGAAGTTTCAATTTGTCGTTTACTCAAAAATGTATCTCCAAACTCATACTGTGCAAGTGCGTCTCGGTATGTTCGTAGTTGCGTTTGGTTCATTGCTGTAACGCTCGGAAGCCCAAGAGCCAGTCGCAAGTTATCGTACTTACTAAACTGCTTATACTGTATTTCAGCCATTATGTCCTGCTGTAGAGCTTCTTTTTCTGTCATGTCTCGTGCTGTCCGTATCATATCCTGCATGAAGTTGTTGAAATCTTGGTCGTTCATGGTCTCAAAGTTGCGTCCCTTTATCAGTCTGCGTCGTTGTGCAGAAGAGATACCTGTCGCAGTCTCAAGATTGCGTACTTGGAAGCGACGAATAGCGTTCGCTTTTTTCATTGCCTTAACACCTTGCTTAAACCCACGCTGTACGTCTCTCTCAAATTGCTCAAGGCGTGCTTTCTTTTGCTTTAGCTTCCGTACAATCTCGGCTCGCTTTGCAGTAAGTTCCGTGTCTTCTTTTCGTAGTTTCGCTATCTCGTTCTTCTGCTCTACAGTCGCACCGTATATGTGGCTGTACTCCTCCTTTGATTTTAGATAATCGTTAAGTGCGACATTAACCTCTTCTGGGTTGTATCCCAGTTCTTCTGCCACTTTTTCTCCAGTCTCTGAAAGTACACCCTCGTTAGTTAGGTTCTTCCGTAGCTCTGTTACTGCAGGGGTAATTGTCTCTTCTAATGCTTCGTTCTTGTTTTCCCGTATCTTGAGTGCTTTTGCTAGATTAACCCTGTTAGCGTCCAGTTTTGCTTCAACAGTGTGCATTTTATCCACCAACTTGTTGTGTTGGTCTTTTAAGTTGGCAAAATGTCGGTCTTCTCGTAGCTTAAACTTCAAGCCCTCGGCTCGTACAGCAAATCGTTTTTTACCCCGTGCCATTTGCTCAACTACTCTGTGGTTTCCGTCCTTAATGTAGTATTTATTTTTACGTCTATCCCACTTCACTATAGGTGCTCCCTTTGTAACAGAGCGTAAACCACGCCTGTAATCTTCTTTGGCATTTTGGAAGTCCCAAGTAGTAGTGTCTATATCTTTTGTTGAAAGCGTAATGTGTTCGTAGAAAGACGGGTCGTTAATCTCGGATATGTCTAGTTTCCCGTCAGTTATAAAGCTCTCCACCACTCCCTCGTTTTCAAACCGCACCATGTCGTCGTTTACGCTTTTTCCTGTAAGAAGAATGTCATAGTAATCAAGAATTACACTACCTCGGTCTGCTTTTAGCACCCGTACTAATCCCTGTAGTAGCTCAATAAGTCTATCAAAGAAAGCTTTGATTTTACCTACTGGCTTGCTCTTCTTAGCTACATAGTTCTCAAAGTCTACAGCTATTTGCTCTTCTATGAAGTTTCGGTTCTTGCTGTTGAGTGCGATACCAAGCTCCTCTGCTTTGGCTAGTAGCACTTCGTCTGCCGTAAGTCCTTTGAAAGCGTCAATCTTGCCCATATTTGCAAGAGTAAGGTGGACTACTTCGTGGTGTGGAACGGTTGTGTCTTTTACATCTTTTGCTATTGCAATCGTATTGTCTACGGTTACACCGTAAGCTTGTGTATACACATACTGGTCTATCTGCTCAACTAAAATGTTATCAACAAAATGTACATCAAAGTCTATTTTTAGACGGTCTTTTATATCGTCTAGGTACTTACCACCGTCTGTTAGTGCTATTGCAACTGTATCTTTAGTCTTAAACCGTGGCTCGCTTAACTTAGCGTCCTCTGCTATAGGGTAATCCTTTGCAAGTGCAGTAAACAACTCGTCAAACTTCTTGTTGTAGGCAACACGCTCGTCTCCTTGTGGATATACAGGCATGTCTTTTGTAGTTCTTGTTAGGTAGTTGTTCTTGATACCTTTCTCTTCTAGCTTGTCTTCTAGGTATGCTTGGAAAGCTCGTGCCCATAGTTCGTGGCTCTTAACCCAGTAAGAAGTATCTTTACCACCACCATACTCCAATGATTTTTTGTAGTAGTCGTTCTTCTTTTCCGTTGTTTGAGCAACAACTTCTTTGCGATATACATCTGCAACAGCTTGTAGATAACCAGAGTGTAACTGTTGTGCTTTTGATACAGCGTCTTCAAGTGATAGTTTCTCTTCGTTTCTCCAGTCGGCAACCTCGGCAAACCTACGGTCTTCAACATTAACGTCGTCGTCTGGCTTGAATGTCTTTTCATGTGGTACTTCTGCTCCACGATAGAACATACCTGTAAGTTCCATACTGATTAAGTCAGTACCTCTATAGCTGTAGCGTCCGTATCCTTTACCACCACTCCACTTACCTCTTCGTGTATCCTTTTTACCAACTTTCCAGTCTAAAAAGTGCATAAACTCGTGCCCGAATGAACCGTCGCCACGCTTTTTGGTTAGGTTGATTATGTTGTGTGTAGGTTCGTAGTGTGCGTTTGCGTTTCCACTACCTCGTGCTCCTATTGCATAAGATAACCCTAGCTCATTCGTAATCTTTGAGAAGTCCACTCCAAGAATGGTGCTCATGTCTTCCATTGCACCCATTGTCTGTACGATATGCTCCTTTGAGCTTGCGTCGTCCATGTAATTACCCAACTGTGCAGACTTAAAGCCGTACACTTTCATTAGGTTATCCATTGTAATTTGAGACTTCTTGAAACGACTGTCTTTCACGTCATACTCGCTGAGCGTCTCAAAGTTACCGTGTACTATTGCAGTAGTCTGTCCAGTAAGGCGTGCTAGGTGGTCTTTAAGAGCTTGTTGTTGTTTCTTGGCTTCCTCTACTCTATCTTGTGTATAGTAGGTGTCGCCCTCGTCAGCTTTCTTTTGGATAAACTCAATGCTTTCGTCATAACTCTTTATCTGGCGTTCCGTATCAGCAATTTGTTTCGCAATGCTTAAACCTTTCTGTGGTACAAACTTGTCAAAATCAGTTTCGTAGCCAAGTAGCTCTGCCTTTGTTTCTTCTAACGCTTTCGGCTCTTCTTTCTTAAACTTCGCAATACTATCCTCGGCTTCCTTTTTCGTAGGGTAAAGTGATGTTCGTGTACCGTAAGTACCCATTCCTAGATACTTGGTTACAGTCTCCCACTTGCCGTCTCCTACATACGCTTGGTCTTCTTCTTCCTGTACTCCTTGTTCAAGAACTGCTAAGACACGCTCTAAGCGGTCAATCTCTGTAATTACGTTCTTTGTATCTTTAACGAACTTACCGCCACCTCTAATTGCATTTTCAATAGTTCTACCGAGCACTTCTATGCCCACGTTTATGTACTGGTCTTTTGTGTTTTTAACTTCCCCTAAGTTCCAGTTATACAATCCTTGAAACTCTCTGATAGATTTTGCGTCTTTTACTTTGTTTAACTTTTCCACAAAGTCTTTTAGCATACTTGGATACTTCGCAATAAAGTCGTCTATCATGTTATCTCCAACTAGAGTATAACTATTGTACTTACTTCGCTTTAGTACAGTTATCGGCACTTTACTGATAGTCTGGAATACCTTTACTTTATACCCTGCTATCCACGCAGGTGTCTTTTTAGCTTCCTCAACCTCTCTAGTAGGAACTTCTACACCCTCTAATATCTTAGCTTTGTCTAACTGTGCAATTATTGGGTCTGTTCCTAGTTCGTCAGCTAGTTGCTTCAATAGTGCGTCATCTCCATGCTGAATAACCGCTTGAATGACGGCATTTTCTTTTTTAGAACCTGCAACACGCTCTCCCACATCTTTGAACTTCTTACCCTCCTGCTTCTTACCAAGTAGCTTGTCTACTTTTTCAGTAACAGTTAGCTTGCTATCGGTCAAGATTTTCAGCATTACTTGGTCTTTTGTAGCTTTCTTTTTAGGTGTGGCTTTCTTTTTCGCTACCGCCTTAGTGGTTTTCTTAGTCTTAACAACCTTACCGCTAGTGCTTTTTATCGGCTTCTCTACAGTCTCTACAGCTACAACTTCTGTAGTTTCCTCTTCGGCTTTAGCGTAGAAAGTTTTGTTGTGCTCTTTACGTTCTTCAACAAACTTAGCAACTGTATCGTCAGAGAATGTTGTTCGTGGTGGTAGCTCTGCTTTGATTGTAGCTACACGCTCGTCAAAGCTTTCTGCTATCTCTTTCTCCTCTTTGTCTAGTCGCTCAACCTCTGCTTCCATTTTTGTCTTGCGTGCAATAAGAGTTTCCAAGTCCTCGCCTTTAGCTTCTAGTCGCTCTAATTCTTCTTTTCGTGCTTTAGTATCACGTTTAATATCGTCTTCGTAACGAGTAACCCAGAAGTCGCTCGCTTCGGGGTCGGTCTTCTTCTCCTCTTCAAACTTCTTTTTCTCTTCCGCTAGTCGTTTCTTAGCGTCCTTTAGGTTCTCGTCTAGTGTCTGTAGCTTCTCAATCTTGCGTGTAGCAAATGCCAAGTCAGCTTTAGCTTGGATACCCTCTTGGCTTATCTTCTCCTTGTTAGCTTCCAATTCTAGCTTTGCACGGGTCTCTGGGTCTTTAATCAGGTCAAACTTCAACTCTGTGAAGTTTACATCTCCAACATCAACAGTCTGGTCGCCAGACTTAATAGACGCTTCGTATCGTCGTTGTTTGTTCTCAAGCTTCTGGGATAGGAATATATCTATACTATCCTCAATAAAGTAGTTGTTGATACGGACGTTTGCCCACTGGTTTCCTTGTCTCCACCCTCGCCCGATAACTTGTCGTAGCTGTGTAAAGTTCCACGGTAGTGCCAATATGTGCATATCCGTAGTGTTCTCCTGTAGGTTCATTCCCTCCTTTATGGCTTCTGAACCTAGTACAATCTTTACTTCTCCGTCGTTATATCGGTCTTGTATAGCAATTCTTTTGGTTTTTGAAACTCCGCCAGAGATAATCTCTACTTCTGTAGCTTTATAACCTAGCTCTTTTACCAAATACTCTTTAACAAGTGGCATGTATGTGATACCAACTTGGTCGAAGTATACAATCTGCCCTGCCTCTTTCATGTCTTTCTTGTTTTGCTTCAAGATACCCATTAGTACCTTAATCTTTGGGCTGTTTTCTACGAACTCTTTGTAGTCTGTAGGTTCTTCGGAGAATTGGGAAGCATACGGACTAAACGCAATCTTGCGTAGCTCGTTAATAGCACGCAATACTTTTGCGCCCTTGCCCTCTTCTTTCTCATCTTCTTGAAATATAGCTTGTGCCTGTGTCTCCATTTGGAGTGTCATGTCATTAGCAGGTATGCTGTATTCTCGTTGTACACGGTTAGGACGCTTAATACCTTGTGCGTCTCCCTCCTTAAAGTCTATGTATGTATCAAGCAATTTGCGGAACTGTCGATAGTTCTTGAACGAACGTATGTCTGTCTTCTTCTGGTACGAACCGTCTGCCTTAAACTCGTACTCGTGCTCTGCTTCCATGAAAGTATTAAAGAACTCGTTTACATTGTTGAAGCCCATTTTACTCAAGCTGTCGTCTGCAACTAGAGATAGTATTGAGTAATACTCTAGTGGGTGGTTTGTAAATGGTGTAGCAGAAAGTCCGATAACATTTCTGCCACCATTGTTTGCTTGAATATATTGTGAAGCTAGCCATGTCTTTAACCCTAAGTCCGATTGTCGTAGTGAGAAGCGGTTAAACTCGGAAGCTTGCCCCTTTGGTAGCTTAACCTTAGAGACAATGTGGTTTGCATTATGCACCTCGTCAAATGTAAGCAAGTCAAAGCCCAAATCCTCAAAGTATAAATCTCCTCGTGTGCCTTTCTTTAGCTTGCCTGCAGTACCCTCAATCTCTGCCTTTGCTTTTTCTTTATCTCTTGCACTCTTCGCTTTGGTTAAGTCGTCAGTTAGGTAACCGAACTTGCTACCCATATCAGCGTATGTTTCGTCCTTGAATGACAGTCGTTTCAACCCCTCGTAAGTAACAAGTGTAAATGAACCCTCTGGGATAGTTAGCGAAGATAAGTCGCCCTTAAATCCTGCTCCCAAGTTTCCCAGTAAGTTTAATTTGGCTTCTGGCACTACATCTTGAATAGTGTTTACCCACTGTTGGTATACGTTCTCGTTAGGTGCAACGATAAGTGGCTTCTTAGCCCAACCTCTCGCCATGATTTCGTTTGTAGCAAGCACTCCCGATATTGTCTTTCCAAATCCTACATCGTGGGCTAATAGTCCAACTCCTTTGTTTACCAAGCGTCCTACACCCTCTTTTTGCACGGGTCGTAGCTCAAAATCAACTTTTTTCTTAGTAATTCGCTCAAGATACTTAAATGTATCAGCGAACATTGGCACTTTAGAGTAGTCTGGTGTGTGGTAGAAGTTGTACGTCTCATTGTACTTGTCAGCAATAGCTACTTTCTGGTCTGCGTTTATGCCGTCTTTCATAAACTTAGAGAACAAGTCCTCTGCAACGGTCTTGCGACGTAGACGTATTGCTTCGTTACGGTCTTTGTCAGCACCTCTCACTTGCTCATTCTGTACATACCCCTGCACTTCCCAACTGCTACTGTTACCGAAAGAACCTCGTGGCAACTCTCGTATCCACTTCATAAATGCAGACTTGAGTGTAATTGCTTCTCCAGTTGCACCGTCTGTACTTAGTTCCAAATCAGCTACAAACTTTGAGTTAGGTGCTAGTGAAATATCGTCTAGTGCTTCCTGCTTAGGTAGTACAGCTTCTAGCTTTGCTTTTTGCTTCTTGTATCTGGCTTCGTCAATCGCTTTAGTCGCCTTAGCGTGCTCTAGCAAGTGCATTTTTCTATAAATATCTCCTTGTGCATAGTTAAAGTCCAAATACCACTTACCGTCGTGATAGTTTAGTAGCTCTCCAAACTCTTTTATTTCGTTTTTAGTAGCTTCAATGCTCCCGTCTGGTTGCGTTCTACGCCACAGGTTCATTTCGTCTTGAGTGTAATCTCCCTTAAAGTGTTCGTTGAGCGATACAACCTCTGTATGCTTTTTGGTAGCAGACTTAGCTATCTTCTTTTTAATAGTCTTCTTACCCTCTGTCTTTGCTTTAGTTACTGTCTTTTTAGCTTGCTCCTTAGTAGAGCCGTCGTCCAAGTCTTTTTTAACATCTTCTACCTGCTCCTGTGTAGCGTTCTCTCCTGCAATATCTACAGCGTCGTGTGAGTTTTTGTTAGCGTCAAAGATTGCAATGGCTTCATCTAGCGTACCAGTTACAGTGTCTTCCATTTTACCAAAGCGGTTTCGTACTTGCTTCTGGTTTCCGAGTATGTTGTCTGGGTACTTCTCAAAGAACTTGTCGTTAGACATAAGCTCCAACCTTTCTTGTGTGTTACCGTCAGTGGTGTTCTTACGGAATACAACAATATCTGTACCTATATCAGTACCCTCAAATACTCCTGTAGGGAAACGATATGCGTCTATTAAGTCTCCACTCTTAGCTATTGCTTCCTTTGCTTTACCAGAAGCTCGACGTAAGAAGCCAGACGGTACTACCATTGCTAGTGTTCCTCCCTCCTTTAATACATCAACACCACGCTTTATAAAGTAGTCTTCATACTTGGTTATATTCTTTTCTTCTCCAAGTCCGAGATACTTACCTCGGTGCTCTCCGTAAGGTGGGTTTCCGATTACCACGTCATAATCGCTGTCAAACTCTTTCTTATTACCTCGTTCGTCTATAAAAGTAGTCTCAAATGAGTTAGTGTTTACGCTAGTATCTGGGTGGAATATCTTAGCTATACGGGCTGTAGTCTCGTTGATTTCATGTGTAACAACGGTATGTCCGTCCACTTCGGGTAGTGCATATAAGAAGTTACCAACTCCAACTGCAGGTTCTAGTGCTTTAATTGGCTGTGTCGGGAACTTGAGTAGAGACTTAACAGCGTCTACTATCTTTGAGTTAGTGTAATACTCGTCAAGAATACCACGCCCCTCTTTGCTCTCGCCCCCAGTAGTGTATTGGTTGGCTTGCTCTCTAAGCTCTTCTGTAACCTCGCCCACTAACAAAACTTCCCCCGTATTACTGATTTCAGTTACGGCTTCTACTTTCTTAGCTATTTCTTCGTTGGTTAGCCGTGCTGTAGGTCGCTCTCTAGGTTTGTCGCTATCGTCTCGTAGTTCGGGCTTTTTTCCTTTTTTGCGAGACTTCTTATCGTCTCTTCCAACCCTGTCGGGTTTCTCTTTGCCCACTTCGTCAGCTTCGGAAACTCCGTCTCCGTCAGCTCTATCCCTAGTATCTTTATCTTGCTCATCTTTTTTAGTTTTACTGATAATTTCCTTTTTGTCAATATCTTTGTCAACATCTTCAACTTCACTAACTCGCTTCTTGTCTTTGCTAGCTTCTTTCATTTTCTCGGCTAGCTCTTTGTCAGTCTTAACTCCCAACTTCTTTTTAAGTTTGTCTTTTACGTCCCTTAATATACTTTCTGGCTTTTTTAGACGTGCATTTGGTTCTATTCCTAGTGTAAGTCCAGTTTCTTTATGAGACACAGTAAACCCTTTCTGCCCGTCCCCAGTTTTCTTATGTACTATTACATCAACACCTCCATATTTACCAGAACCTACTACTTCAACTTCTTTAGTAGATACTTTACCTCTAGTGTCATATACAACTACATTTGCAGTCTTTTTAGCCGTTACTCGTTGTTTTTCTGCTAGTTCTCTTGCTTTCTTTGCTTGGTCTTCAATAGGTGTAGTTATCTCTTCTTTCTCAACAACACGCTTCTCCCGTAGAGCTTTACGCTTCTCTTCTAGTGCTTTCTTTAGAGTAGCTTTCTCTTTAGTGTTTGGTTTTGCGTCTTTAACCTCCTGTTGTAATTCCTTTATTTCTTCTGCCAATACTTCAACAGACTTTTCAAGGTCGGTTTTCTTCCCTGCTTCTTCTGCTTCTTTAGCTATTCGGTCAACCTCTGCCTTTGCGTCTTCTGTGGCTTTACGCTCTCGCTTGGCACGGGCTTTAGCTTCCTCTTTCTTAATCTTGGCTTCAACCTCTGGCGCAATGCTCTCTACAAGTTTTGTAGCGTCTTCTATACCCACAAGAGACGACAACTCTAATATAGCTTCTGTTTGAGACGCACCTTGTTCAAGTAGGTTTCTAGCTCGGTTTGTTTGTTGTGCTTCTATGTCTCTTTTTTGTATTTCTGTTAGCACCTCTTCAACTTCGTTTGGCTTCTCTTCTGAAACTTCGGCTAGTGTATTCAGTGGGTCTCCCCCGTCGTCTATACCCATTTCGTCTAATGTCTCCTTTGCCTGTTCTGTAGCTACCTCTACTGATACGTCTTTCTTGTACGCAGGTATATTCAGTACGGTAAATGGCGCAGAACCTATAACACCAGTTGCAAAACTCTCAACGAGGTCTGCCGTTATAATATCTTCCTCCTTAGTCCACCAGTCAGTTATCAGTCTTTGTGTTATTTCTTGTGCGACTTCTTCTCCACCCTCTTCTAGTACCTGTTTTCCGCTTGTTTTTAGTGTCTGTGGTACTGCTTCAAGTAGATATTTATTAAAACTACTTGCAATAATCTCTCTCCCCTCTTGATTTACTGCACCAGAAACCGTTCTGCTTGTGATACCAAGTGCACCCTCAATCAAGGCAGACGCAGTACCGTATATATCAGCACCCAAAGACGCTTCGTCTGGGGCTAGTCCTTTATCTAGCATAGACTTATATGCGTTCCCTTGCTCTATAATTTTTGCAGAACCAAACATACCTGCGAAACCACCTGCACCTCCACCAAAGAAAGCACCTGCCAAAGACGAGGTTATTATGGTAGCCATAAATGGTATGGTCTCTCCTATAACTCTTCCGTAGTATCGCTTATCTTTATATCCACCACCGAGGAAGTCCTCCATATCTTCTGGTCGCTGTAGCTCAACTTTCTTCATAAAGTCAATCGTCATTTGGTCTCCAAGTTCTTTACCGTGCTGTATTCTTTCACGGCTTCCAATTTGGTGTCCCATGCTCTCTTCAAAATAACCGATTGCAGGTTTTAGTGTCCCGTAATACCCACTTTTAACACCCTCAACTAAACTTCCAGTAAAGCTAGTCGGTTCTTTGTAATCACTTGGCAAAGTTGGCTCTGTTGGTATTTGTGCTTTGAGCTTGGTTTCAAACTCGCTCATTCTAAGGCGGTTTTGGAAACGGCTCTCTCCCCGTTGCAACTCTTCTGCTTTTGTGAGACCTCTAACTCCTAAGTCGTCTTCAAGGTGTTTAGGTAGGAAGAACCTACCAACCTTTTTACCTAGACTGTCTTCAAACTTCGTGCCGTCTTTATTGTATGTCTGGTCTTGGGGTGCTCGTTTTCCCCTGTACGCAGAAATCTCTTGTCTGCGTTCTTTAACTTCGGGTGTATCTAGCCGTATAGGTGTGGCTTTAGGTGTCTTAGCTTGAGCTTTTATCTCTTCATACGAAAATGTTGTCTTTGTTGGCTCTGGTTTTTCTACAGGTTTAACAGCCACATCTTTCTTTGGTGGCTGTGCTCCTGTTTTACCTTTTATGATGTCTTCGTATGTTGCCATAGTTCTACTCTATAAGTTCAAAGTCGTTGTCGGCTGTTTTCTTGTATCGCTTGCCCTCAATAACAACTATTGAACCTACTTCGGCTGACTGTACATAGTCTGCTTCGTTGTAGAACTCGTCGTAAAAGAAGTCAAGTTTCTGCTGTCTTTCAGCGTCCCCTAACCCTGCTTGTTCCAGTTTTTGTTTCTGGGTGTTAGTAAAATCTTCGTCTTTTTTGTCGTCAGTCCTGTAGTTCTTAGCTTGTTTAGACCTCTCTGTCTTTGCTCTCTCCGCTTCTGTTGCTGTTTGAGCTTTAATCTTTTCAATTTCTGCTTGTGTCTTAACATCTTTCAAATCTACTTGGATACCGTCCATTATAGCATTGTAAGCTTCTGAATAACTCAAGTTACTCACACGCATAACCTCTGCTACTTTCTCCTCAATCTGCTCTGGTGTCATGTTTTCGTACTCGTCTTTGTTTAGAGAGATGAAAGCTTTAAGGCGGTTTGTGACCTCCTCAACTTTCTTCAAGCGTTCCGCTTCTTTTTCTTTACGCAACTTCACAAGTAAGTTGTATTGCTCGTCGCTCTCTTTGTCTATAGCAGAAAGCTTAGTACGCAGTCGGTCTTCAATATCGTTAAGCCCCTCTAACTTTTCTGCTAGTAAGTTTGATTTACCAAGTCGCCCTGCGTTCTCGGCTTCTGCAATAGCACTATCTCGTAGTCGCTCTAGCTCTTGGACTTCCTCTGCACCCTTACGCTCTCGCTCTGTAATAGCGTCAGAGAATTGAATTGGCTTGTATATCCCACTGCCACCAACTCCGTATGCACGAACTCGGTCTGTATTTATAGTGTTTATACGCTCTTGCTCCTTAATACGCTTGTTAGCCGTAAGAGTGATACGCTCAATTGCTGAACGAGTTACAGCGTCTACATCTTGCAAGCGTGTACCTATAGAAGCTGTGTAGTCGTCTACTTCTTGTTGGTTATTAACCGTTGCTTGAGCAATTTTAGCCCTATCGTCAGCCCTAGACTTTGTGTATAGAGGGTCATTTATAATCTGCTCATTTGTAGGTGCGCCTGTACCGCCCTCTGGCGTAGGGGTTGGTGTAGGTGTCGGCTCTGGTGTAGGTTCGCCTGTAGTTGCGTCTGGTCTCTGTCCTGCAAGAATAGTCTCAAGTTTGTTCTTGTTATCTGCAAATGCCTGTGCATTATCCTTAGAAGATATAACTGGCGGTGTTGCTGTTGGCGAAGTCTGTACTCTATTTGGGTCATAATTCTCAAGTACAATTTGTTCTCCTATACCTATTTGGTCAAAGTTACCCGACGCTACACTACGAATACCTGCGTCCTTGTAGTTTCGGAAGCCGAATTGGTTAGCTATCTTGTTTAGCGTATCTCCTTTTTTTGTAGTGTATTTGAAAGGCATATTATTATGCGATTACCCAGACCCTTACTTCTCCGTCAGCTCCGTTTCCACCAGAACACTGACCGTTCCCATTTTGTTGGTAGCAACTACCACCTCCGCCTGCAGGTTGTACACCGTCTCCACCGTCTGTACTTGAAGTACCTCCAACTCCTCCGTCTCCGCCGAATAGGGATACTCCACCTAGTCCTGCTGTTGCTCCATAAACTCCTCCTCCACCAGAACCACCACCCCAGACTGCGTTACCTCCGTCGTAAGCATAAGTACCAGAAGCTCTACTTCCTCCTGCACCCCCCCAATGTAATGCAGGTGCTAAGTTATCTCCAACTCCGTTTGTTCCGTCTGTACCTCCAAACATAATGTCGGCTGTTGCTCCTCCAGTTCCACCTAATGCAGCTGTTAAACTTCCAGTAGCACCTGCACCGAAGAGTCCACCACCTCCGCCACCCCAAGCGTCAGCTCCCCAGTTTCCAGTACCTCCATAACCACCGCCCCCTCCATAAGCTGTAAACCAAGAGCCGAATGTCGTGTTTCCTCCTGCTAATCCTACGTCGTCTACTTGGGCTGTTCCTCCTGCACCAATCGTGACTGTCTCGGTTGCACCTAGTACGCTAGCTTTCACTCGCACCTCTTTGAAGCCACCTCCACCTCCAGAACCAGTACCTCTAGCACTTGTAGCACTTCTTGAGCCACCTGCTCCACCTGCCCCCCACATGTGTATTACTACAAGCTCGTCTCCAGTAAGCCCACTCGGTTTTGTCCAAGTTCCACTTGCTTTAAACTCTTGATAGTCAAGATTGGACGGAGTAGAAGCAGTTTGACTAACCATTTGCATACTTGTTCCGTCGTAAACACATTCTACAATTTGCCCTGCTTCAATGTCTCCAGTAGCTAGGGCTGTATCGTTTTGTTTTAGAATAGTCTTTGCTCCTAGTCCAGATACATCGAGTGTCGCACCGCCTGTGTTAGCTACATCTGCTTTGAAACGGAAGCGTTGCCCCGAAGCGTATGCTGTTATCGCAGGTGTAATCGTTATTGCGTATGCGTCTGTACCAACACTTGTACTTGCGTACCAGTCTGTACCTGCTTCTTGCTGTTCTATCAAATCCTGTTGATTTTCAGTAATTTGTTGGTCATAGCGTGGATTGAAGTCAATCTTAGTAGTTGTTGTAGCGTGTCCGAGTGATACTTCTTTTGTACCTGCACTTGTAGCCCAACCACCTGCTGTATTAGAAGCAAAGTAAGGTGTGTTTGCTGTAAAGATTGCCGAGCTTGCAACGTGTTCGCCAAGTATAGTCACACCGTTTGTGATTGCCACTCCGTCTGTACCTGCTCCACGGGTAATTCCGAGCATTACATTTTCTACGTTGTTTGCTGTGTCTGCGTCGGCTAAGTACCACTCGCTGTCTGCCGATTTTTTGTATACAACTTGGTCTACTGCCACTGTTTCTCCTGCGGTTGCAGGTACTACAACTGGCGCACTTGAGAGTGTGCCTAGAACAGCATTATCCAGTTGGCTCTTTCGTACAAGTTCCGTAGAAGCAACTGCGTCTGCATTAGATACTGGTGCGAGTGTGAATGTTTGAAGCAAAGAGAATGTTTGTGCCTTATCTATATTTGCTAGGCGAGACATTGTATATGGGTCGTTGGTTACGATAACACTAGCTCCTGCTGTAAATAACAGCCCTGTTGAGCCACCTGTCCACGGGCTTTTAGGGTTTAGGTGTCGTCCATTTGTAGCAACAGTAAGAACAGCCGTGTCGTCTGAACCGCTTTGTGTAATACCACTACACAATATCATTTCTATATTTGTTCCTTGCTCCAACACTACAACAAAGTTCCCGTTGAAGTCTGCGTCTACTATCTCTACGCTTTTGCTGTCTACGAACTTCTGCACTGTGAAAGAAGTACCTGTTGTACTTAGAGTGCCTTTCAGCGTTGTTTTTAGAGTTTTAATAATGTTTGTCATAATTCTATTTTAGCATTTTGTTGATAATCTTCCCTATTTCTCAATGAATAAGTCGTTCTCCCGATTGTTTTCTGAAAGTTCCACATCTGCCGAGAACGCTAACAAGTGGAACTCCTGCTGTTGCCCTGTAATGGTAAATACTGGTCTCCACTCAAAGAATGAAATAGCGTCGTACTTATCAAACACAAAGAACCGTTTTAAGTCTGTGGAAACCCCGTCGCCACCTGCCCATGAACGGGAAGCAAACGGATATGTACCCCAACTTACGTCGTCTGAAATGTCGTATGTCTTTATCTTAGAGCCGTCTATTTCAATCTCCGTAGAGCTTTTAGCTCCGTCAGTTTCGTAGTCAATCTTTACTGTACAAACGGTACTTTCAGTCATTCGCCCACTTACGCCAAATGTCTCATACCACTTGTACTCAAGCTCGGTAGTGTCGTTTGTATAACCTTGATACCCAAAAGCAATCACTGTCTCAATGTCTGCTCCGAGGTCGTCTTTACCAGAGAATAGAGCAAAGCTCTCGTCGGTATTATTTGAATGTCCGATACGAACACCGCCAATTATAGACATGCACTGTATTGGCAATATCTGTGGTGGTTGCCAGTTTTCCTCAACAACATCAAGCATGAGCAATACGCTTTCAATTGGAACTGTTATGTAAATATATCTTCCAGTATAGTAAATACGAGCACCTGTTAAGTCGTACCTTAATAGAGTGTCTTCAATATCGTCTGAAATAAGCTTAATTTGGTCGCTTTGTAACAACTCTAAGTCGCTTACAGATTGCACCGTACTGTCTTGAGCGATAAAAATCATGTCCCCTTTGTGTCCTGATACAGCAAATGGCAACGCTCCCATTCTTTCTGCGTTCTCTACTTTTTCAACTGTACTCCATTCGTCGTAACCGTTAATCTCGTTGAGCTTTGTGATTTTGAACCAGTCGTCTACTGTCGATACCCAAAGGACACCCTTACGCTCTCGCATAGCAGTGATGTTTGCGTCTAATGTGAAGTACATAGGAGATACAGCAGTACGAGAAGCAGGTGCAGGCACGGTATAATCAAGTCCCGTAGCCATTGAATAGGTTGTAGAGTGTGAAAAGTACAAGTCGTTACCGTTTAAGTCTCCGATAACAATATGGTTTTTGTATGAATATATGTGGTCTTTGTCTATCGTTGCAAGGGTTGCTGTGTGAGTTAATGGCTTAACAATTACCAAATCCCCTGCTACTGGCGCAGGAGACGGCGTACTGTCTAAAGTAAGCGTCTTTGCTGTAGGGTCATGTGAGTATTCGTACTCTGTCCCGTTTATTAAAACTGTTTGCGTAGTTGTAGTTCCGTCGTCAAAACCGAGTTGATTTAGGTTAAGGTCTCCACTGATAGTAATCACATTTGTAGCAATACTAGCTACAACTGCGACACCCCCATTCCACTGTATCATGTCCCCGTCTCCGTGAACCATGAACATACGCTTCTTAATTATCGTAGTATTTATATCGGTAAAAGTAGCAAACTCCATTCGTGTTGGTGCAGACGCAAGAGTAAGCAAGTCTGTCCAACCTGCCCCAGTTTTGTATGCTTCTAAGTCTACTTGCAGTACAGCACCCGACATTCTAAGTGGCATTTCTCCACTCTTACTGTCTTTCCATACCTTTTCAGAGTGTACAGGTAGCCCTGTAGTACCCTCCGCACCGTATCTTTCTATACCAAGACGAGTAAAGACTTTACCTTTGTGTACAAGGCAGTTTTTACTTGGATAAGCCAAGCTTGTTGAGGGTATCTTCGTTATATCCCGACCCTCCATGTATCCTGTAAAGTCTTTTACTATCATATATTTAATGTCTTCCCGATATTAGGCGAACCACTGTACTGCATTGGTAGTGCAGAAGACGGGTTTGTTTCCCAATATGCGTCGTATTTCCTCATTAACTCTTCGTCAAAGTTAGCCATTCCCTTTTTCTTTTTTCCTCCAAATCCTATGAGACGGCAACCCTCGTAAACAATGATACTTGCTTCTTTCTCTCCCAAGTTAATTACATCTGCGTCTACTGTTGCAGTTTCTTTCCACGCATTTGTAGTAGCGTCTTTGAAAAGATAGGAAGAGTAATACTCAAAGTTGTACATCATTCCCTTTTCAATAGAGATTTTATCTATAATCACAGTTTGGCTCTCGCCAGAGTTCATTGTGATATTGAGTGTGTATGAAGCAATGCTTGTGTCGGTTACAGTTCCAGTCTCAACAGCTTTCGCTATATCAAACCGCACCATATTCCAACCATTCTTAAAGTAGTCTCCTACACTATCCAACGTTGAAATCATTGTGTAGTAGTTACTTGCGTCTGTTTTTAGTATCAGCTCGACGCTAGCAACTTTCTCTTTATCCTCAAAGTTGATAGGACAAAGGGCTACACCTCGTTTGTAGTCTGTAATGTCTATAACAGAGCTTAGTGTTTCTGAAACTTCTACGAGACTGTCTGTAAATGTCCCCTCAAGCGACCCTGTGCCTGTTAGGTAGTTGTAGTCGTTAGTTGCTAGGGTTACACCTGTTTTGCTTCCTACAACGTCAAACTTGTCCACTGTGAGCGTCCCAGATACTAGAGCGTGTCGTACAAGCAAGAACTTCACACCATTTTGCTCTTCAATCGTGAACTTGTAGTCCTCTTCGTTTAAGTGAAATGCTTGTGGCGGTTGATATTCCCACCGTTCCCGTGCAACTCGTGGGTTGTACAGTGCCGACGGTATATCTACATCTGCAGGGCAGTAATAAACGCCAGTCTCTCCATTGAGACCACCGTAAATAGGTGCAATACGCTTCAAAGAAGCAGGAGATATTTGCCCTCTAAGAGCTTCACCTGCTTCTTTTGCGTTCTCGTACCAGTCTACAGTGAGCGACTTACCACCCTCAAACTTTGATTGTATTCTGCTCTTGTATGCTGAAACTAACATGTTGTTTTATTTTTTAAGACGGATACCAAATGCGTTGATACCACCTGCTTTATATCGTCCATAGAAGACATAAAGAACCGATACCACACCTGCTACTGACGCTACTACACCTGCAAGAGTGCGTTCGTCCACTATCTCTATTCCCAATACTGGGAGTACAAACACGAGCACTGCTACGATGTTTGCTATGAATGTTGTTGAAATGTTTTTCATGGTTAATTTGTTAATTTAATAATTACCCCTTGACCTTTGCTTTTACTTCTCGCAATTCGTGAAGTATTGTTTGATTGTGTCCTTTCATCTCTGCGTGTTCTGCTCTAGTATCGCTTGCGAATTTGCCAATTACTGCTGTTACTTCTCGTAGTGCCCCAGACATAACTTTAGTATTTTCTGTATGGTTCTCTCTGTTGAGTGAAGACTGTTCTGCTATAGCCCTGCGGTTTAGCTCTGATTGAGACGAAGTAAACCTGAATGTCCCGTAGACAACCGCAACAACAGCCGTAAGAGATAGTATAACAACTCCAATAGCCCCGTATTGTCCTAGTCCTGCTGTTGCCTCTATTATTTCTGGTGTTAATTGTTCTGGTGTCATAAAAAATTATTGATTAAAAGAGAAAAGCCATAAAATTACCGCCTCCCGACGCTGGCTCAACCATTGTAAATGTACCGCTTGAATTAAATGTGTGGATTGTTTGACCGCCAGAGGTTGTTTTTGTACCTCCTGTAGAGCTAGATGAAACACCATCTGAACCATCAGTTGCATAACGAATGATAACAACACCATCACCTCCATCACCTCCACTATAACCACTTGTTCCAGCTCCTCCTCCACCTCCTCCTAGATTATCAGTACCAGCACCACCATTACCAGCATCACCTCCAGCTCCTCCTCCACCTGAGCCACCTGAGCCAGCAGGAGGATCATTTCTGTGTCCACCACCACCTCCTCCTCCATAAGTAACAGAAGAACCACTTATAGAGTAGGCTGAACCACCACCTCCAGCAGTACCTCTGCTGTTATTGGCATTACCACCGTTTGCGTTAATACCACCACCACCTGAAGCACCATTTGCAGTAGTTGAATCACCACCATTGCCACCTTGAGATCCTGTTCCTGGATCTCCACCTCCTCCTGCTCCTGGATCTCCACCAGTACCACCACCACATCCACCATCTCGACCACCTCCGTTCGGACCACCTTGACCTCCGCCTCCTCCTCCGTCCGCAGTTATCGTGCTAAAAATACTATCTCCACCGTCAGATCCTTTTGAACCTGTGCCTCCACCATTTCCACCTTGTCCAACTGTAACTGAATACTCTCCGGGTGTTACAGCAAATGCTGCGTTATACTGGTCTCCACCAGCACCACCCCCACCACCAGGAAATGAGTTACCATTACCACCTGCTCCTCCTCCGCCACCTCCTCCTGCTATTGCCAATACTTCTACAGTTGCCATAATGATTTATTTTTTATGCTTCTTCTACAGAGGCTATACAACCCCACTTACTTGTTACTGTGTCGTACAAGAAACCGACTGTTAGAACCTTACTTGCTGTTGTTGTCGTTGGTAGGTCAACTCCTTTGGCTTCAAATGAAGCACCCCAAGTAATCGCTCTGTTTGTTGCGTTATCTTTGAACCTTATAATCAATTTCTGACCGTTCACGGGTGTACCAGAAAGGTTTGTCGTCATTGAAGTAATCGCAACCGCTAGGGCTGTGATTGAGTGCATATCCGAATTGTCTGTGTTGATTGTAGGAGTCGCACTTGAAACCTCGGTTGTAACACGAGGGTTAATCCTCTTATTTGTAAGAGTTTCTGTTCCTGTCTTTGTAGCGTAACTGGATAGGTTTTGGTCTCCTGTATTTGTACCAGAAGTGTTGCCAATAACAACTTTCTCTGCGTCCGTTACATAGTTCTCGTCAGCACCAAGAACACCTGCATACAAGGTGTCAAAATAAGTTTTCAGAGTTGCTTTAAGGTTTGCCCAAGTGAGTTTCTTTAGTACATTTGAAGCCTCACTATCTACGAGACCTATTTGGTCTGCGTCTACTGGGGTTGTTTTTCCAGTTGCCGAGTTGATTGTAGAAGCCATTAAGGTGTCAAACTCGTCGCTTGAAAGAGTTGTCTTAACCCAGACTGCGCTAGCTTCAGTTGCGTCTACACAGCGATATGCTTCATCTCCCGTTACGTCAATCCAAACAGAACCAACTTCGTATCCTGCTGTTGTGTCGTCTGTAGCCGACGGTGCTGTTGTAGCAACATAGTTATTTTGTAGTGAAGAACCCCCACTACCTCCGTTGTTTGTTTTTGTAAGTCTTGAAAATATGGACATAAGCTATTTTGTTACCAAGACACGAATTTCAGAGGTATTTGCCCCTGCGAGTATATTTATGTCTTTTAAGTCAATAGAACCTAGTGAAATCTCCCCAGTTGTCGCCGTAACTTTTGCACTATTAGCAGATGTAGCGTCTTTATAAAGCTCTATGTATACATCTTCTCCTCCTAAGTTTTGCAAGAAAACTAGGTATCGGTCTGTAACTGCACTTGGAGACGACTTAGTTTTAATAAGTTCAAGGTCGGCACTTGCTAACATAGATTGCAGACTTTGACTTGTTGTTGTTGCTGTAATTAACATATTTTTTATTTAATTGGGTAATTGGGTACTCTGCCCTGCCCCTCATAGAGAGGAGCAGGAACAGCACCCAAGGGGTTAAGCTGTAGCTTGAACTAGCAAGATACCTTTACCAGATACCGCACCAATCGCATACGCTGAACGAGCAGTGTATGAAAGTGTCCACGCATCTTGGTCGTGCTCCGCAGGAGCTACCATAGGGCTAAGCCACTTCACATAGTAAGCTTGGAAACTTTTACGAGGTTGCCCTCCTAGAGAAGCCAAGTACCAGTTGAATGACTTTGTACTGTCGGTAATATCCAATGCGTCAACGTCAAACTCGATAACTAGGTGTTCGTACTTATCTCCGTAAGTGTTTTTAACACCACTGTTTGAGTTTGTTGACCCCTCAATTTGCTCTGGAGCAATTGACTTGAGAAGACGAACAACACGGTTTTTCATTGTTGCTTTATCAGCAGTAATGATTGTGTTTGGCTTGATTGTCTGTCGCTTACCGTAGTTGTCTGTAATGTTGTAAGCGAAGTAATCTTCCGCACTCTCCATAGCACTCTCGCTGAAAGCAGGAGCACCTGAAAGAATGTTGGAGTAAGTTGTAGCACTGTTCTTGAGTGTGTGGGTAGTATTGAACAATGAGAGACCGTCCCCAACGGTTGTGTCAACAGTGAACCCACCGTTGTCTGTGTATGAAGAACCAGTACCGATACCGATAAAGTTCCTCATATCTAGCTCAATCTTGTCTACAATGTCTTCGGCAACGCCTGTAACATTCATTGCAAGGTCGTGAGCTTTAAGAGCCAAGAACTCTTCCCCAGATACTTTACGAGTAATTGAGATTGTTTTTCGTGTGAGTTGCTTAGAGTAACCCTCTGCTACTCCACGCTGTGCAGAAGCTTGACCCTCTACTTTCTGCTCAGCTAAACGCTCACGGTCAAACTCTTGGATACGCTTGTACTTCGTACTCCAGTCTTGGCTTTCTGGGTGGAAAACCTTACGAACTGCACCTGCGTCTTTCTTTGCACCCTGTACAAAAGACTTACGAATAAGGTCTTGTACTGTTGGGGTGTCTAATGTTGAGACTAACATGATTTACTTAGTTAATTAGAAGTTAATAATTAGTTGGCTTCGTACCAGAATAGGGTTACGACCATTGCACCATTACCGTCAGTAACTGTAAGACCAAAGTCTGTTGCAGTTGTAACTGTTACAGTAGGTGTCTTTGCTGCACTGTGGAACTTAGTTCCACTTGGAACTCCTGCGTCTGCTCCTGCAACTGCAGTTGCAAATACGCTAGGTGTACCTGTTGAATAACGGTCAGCGTCTGTACCGTCTCCAAGTTGGAATGTAGCTGATGTGTCTCCTGCGAAACCTACAACTCCAGTAACAAGTGTCTGTGCGTACACAGCACCTGCAGGGATAGTGATACCAAGAGCAAGTGTACCAGTAGCACCTCCACCGTCAGTGAAGTCTGCAACTGAAATTGTTTCTTGATAAGACTTTAGCTCCATTCTGTCTCCCTCGGTTACGAACTTAACTCGTGCTTGAGTGGTAGAAATGAAACGTACAACTTCAACAGCTTTCTGTCCCTGTGAGGTAACGTCAATGCCGTCTTCGTCGTTAAGGTCGTACCTTAGTCCTCGCATAGCGACTGTAAGAGTACCTGTGTCTACATCAGCTAGGAACTCTGCCCCGTCGTGGAACTCCAACACAGGAACGGTTTTAACGCTCGCATAGTCGTCGTCAGTAGAAGCAATAGTTTGCTGAATGAGACCCAATAGCTCTGAACGAGGTGTAGAAGCCGTAGCTTTAGCCAAGCTTCCGTTGCTGTCTCGTGTAACAACATCGTTGAAATCAAACGCTGTTGACGCAGGTGCGTCAAAGTCGTTGATGATGTGGTTTCCGTTTATTTGCTTTATCATGGTTAATGTAAAGTTAAATGGTTTAATAATACGCAAAAAGCGTCGGTGTATTCCCGACGCTTTTCTCAAGAGAGCAAAGTATCGGAGGATACAGTGCCACTCTTGTTTTTTTGACCCAGACCTTATTAACTGGGAGTTGTGAGTGGTGGAACTTTTAACCCAGTCTTGCGACCCAAAGTTCCAACGGGCTGATTGTGAATGATAGCACTAATAGTATTTACAGGAGTTTCGCCTATGCGTATCGGTTAAATCCTAATGGATACAGTTATTATACACTATTTCTTCTCCTGTCAACAATTTGTATACAACAACAACCTGTGGAAAACTATTTAGCTTCTTCCTCACTTCCCTTTTCAGCTTCCTGTGCCTTGAACTTACGGTCAGCTATTTGTGCCCGTTCGTCTGCTAGAGCTTTAATTGTAAGTGGGTTGCCTAGCTTCTCTTGCCCCATTTCAGCAAGTACGTTAGCACACATACGGCTTGATAGCCCCTCTGCGTTCGTAAGTATTTGCGATAAGTCAGCTCCAATCGTGGGTAATACCTCTATTTCACGATATAGAACCCCGTTATCTTCAAGTACACGAGCTATCTTCTCAGCTATACTGTCATTACTTTCAAGCACTTCCTTTTGTCTTTCGGGCGTATCATACTCCCCAGACACTTGAAACTTAGCCAATTCTGTAAGAATAAGAGGTGTTATTGTCTTCAAACGGGTGTCGTACTCGTTCTGATAGATAAAGTCCTCAACACTTCCTGCGTCTGTAACGGCTATTTTATTGCGTGTACAGAAGTCGTAGACTATTTTGTCGTTGAATGTCTTACCTACAAAGTGCTCTGCGAGCAGTTTACGGTCATTATTGTGCATTTCTTTTGGTGTATCAGTCATGTTAGTTAGCGAATTTACCGTCCATAGTAATCTCCTCCCCGTTTGGTAGCTGTACTGTTAGGGTGATAATCACCTTGTTTACATACATCTCTACCTCTTGTGAGGTCTCTTCCCCGTCTTTACCACGCTTGATTGTAGTACCAACAACTTCTGCTTCCTCTTCTTTGTCCATTTTCAGAACACGGCAAGTAACCTTGTCAGCTAGCATAAACTGTTCACTCCAAAGAATGTCTACAAAGTCGTCGCTTCCGTGGAAACGTACAGGTATCATTGTCTTCATTACGTCTCTGCGTTGAGCAGGGTCATGCTTTAGGTCAAAGTAGCTTTCTCCCCATTCCACGATAACCTTGCCGTCAATCTGGCGTAGCTCAATAGTGTGATACTCCTCTTTCTTTTTAACTCGGCGTGGTGTTTGAGTAAACTTCTCTTGCAAGTCTTGTATTTGCTCTATAGATAGGTTGTTTAAGTCAATCATGTTTGATTGCTTAGCTTTTGGAGCGTCAGACTTCTCTTCTGTATTAGCTTCTCCTGCGTCCCCTAGACGCTGTGCAATGTTACTTGCAACTTCACTTTTCTCTTCTGTGTTGTCCAAAGTAGGTGTCTCTGGGCGTGTATTTACATCATTCATGTTAGATATATTTTAGTTATTAAAGGTTGTAAGTCCCCTCATTTGACTTTGTAATGCCTGCGACGATTGCGTCAATTGCACTTGTATCTCCTCCACCTGCCTTGTTCTCCTTGATAGCATTGTTTCCGTTGCCACCTTTTTTCTCTTGCTCCTTTGGTGGAGTGTAGCCATGCACGTTATTAAGTGCTTTCTGCATACGCTCAACAAGCTTTTCTGGGGTAATACCCTCGTTATTGAACTCATTGAACTCGACAATAATCTTGTCTTTAAGCTCTGTAGCGTCTTTAGCTAAGTCTTTATTAACAGCAATGGCTTCTGTAGCCAATCGTGTAGCTTCTACTTGGGCAGAAGAGTTTAAGTCGGTTACTTTAACCTCCTCAACACTCTTAGTTGTGCTTTGAACAGTCTCAAATAACTTATTCATAGCTACTTGCTGTTGTGCGTTCTGGTCAAACAAAGCTATTTCAGTAGCCGTCATGTCGTCTCGCTCTTCTTCTGTGAGGTCTTTAGAGAACTTAATGTCTTTGAACATTACATTCTCTCCTCCCTTATCATCGCCCTCGCCACCTCCTTTACCTGCAAGTGCGTCAGCTAGTTGCTTCTTTAAGTCAGCAACTTCTTTTTCGTGAGCTGTGCGTTGCCCCGTTAGGTTCTCTCCGTACTCCTTGATTTTGTCCTCAAGAGCTTTAACAGTAGGATTGTTAGCTATCTTTTCAGCTTCCTTTTCCTCGTCTGTTTTCTCCTTTTCAGACTTATCTTCCTTTTTAATAACCTCTTCTTGAGTAACTTCTTCCCCTCCCTCGTTTAGCGTAACGCCAAACTGGTCGGCTGTAGGTGCTTTCTTTTCTTCTGCACCTTGTTCCTCGCCACCTCCTTTATTTTCGTCAGTCATAGTATCTAAATTACTACCTAATAATTGCACCTGTTCCCCAACAGAATACAATTTTAAGTGCCCTCTTTGGGCTTGCCGTCCTTATCTTTCTCCCGTTTACCGAACTCTGCGTTTATCTTTTCAAAGTCATGTAGTATTCCTGCCAATTCCACAAGTGCCTGTCGTAATATAGCTACTTCGTATGGTTGGCAACTAAAGATAAGCTTCTCTCGTATCTGGTCGCACCTTGCCTGCACTACCAATCGTATCTCGTCCTTGCCCTCTTTCCATACACCTGCAACATCATGTAGCATACCCTCGTCCTCAGTAATCTCAATGGGTTTGCGTCTCTTTGTAATCTCAACGCCCCTAGTGTTGAGATATTCCATTAGTTTATCGTTCATAGCCAAGTGCTTCGTTTCTTAACGCCCCTTTAATACTAGGTTTACCGAATGACCCCATGTTCATGCCTGCTTTTTCTTCTCCACCTGCGTTCTGTAGCTCCATAAGCTCCTGTGGCAAGAACATATCGTCGCTTCTGCCTGATATTTCTTGGTACTCTTTCTGCATTTCTTCACGGTTTACGTTAGGGAATGTAGCAAGTAGCCAATCAAACTCGTCTCGCATGGTTACAAACTGTAGCGCACTGTCCTTAACTCGCTCTACTTTGATGTCTATATCAAGTATATAAGAACCCTCACGCAAAGCATTTGGGTTTACCAAGAAGAACTCGCTAGCTTTACCCTCGGCTCGTTTGTTAAATGCCTGTGTAAATAGCTCGTCTCTCTTACCGTCTACGTCATACAAGTCGTTCTGTAGCTCGTTATCAAACACAACTACATTCTGAATACCGCCTGTATTAACTGTGAAGTTTTGGTACACGTCCACTTTTTGCCCGTCCACAACTGTCTCTCGTTGCTTAATGGTGTACTTGCTCTCAATAGTTTCTGCTCGTCGCATAGCCATATCCATAAAGCCGTTTACCAAGCCGTCCAATAGATAGCCAAGCTTGTCTTTCTGGTTCTGGTCTACGGTTGCAATCTCGGTAGCACTTGCGTTGGTTGATAGCTCCCCACTTACTGTTGGGTTTACTGTCTGACTCTCTTGAATGTCTTTAAGTAGCTCTAGGAACGAGAAGTGAGCAGGTTGTAGTGGCTGTGCGTCTGGGTCTGCCTTTTCGTACATATCTTTAGTTACTCCGTGTGTACGCTTTCCTGCGTCAAAGATGTCTTTAACAAGTGTGTAGCGTCCTTTCACAAGCAAAGCAGGGTCTACATCTTGCTCAAACTTGCGTGCCAACATCTTAATAACAAAGTCTGAATAGTCAGATGTAAACTTAGTCTTTGCAGGGATAGCTCGTGAGTATGCGCTTCCCGATACTCTTTCAGCACTGAATTGTGTAATAGGATAGTTGTTTCGTGGGTAGAAGATAGTAAATGGCGTGTCCATTGGTAGCACTGCCACTCCGTTTAGGTAGATGTTGAACTTGTTATCTCGCTTATTCCAACGACGGTGTACCAACATGTACTTGTTTACGTCTTTCATTCGCTTCACATCAAACAAAGTAATGCTCTCGCCCACCATGTTCTTAATGTCCTCTGCTGTCTTAGGTACTTTGTCCCACATCTTTAGTGAGCCATATATGCTTTTAGCTGTTGCCATAGGTAGCAACTCTTCAATGGTTACTGCTTCTTGGTCTTGGATACCACTGTCTAATTCTGGGTTTTCAAGGATAACATTACGCCCGTCTAATAGTCGTGATACAGCTCGTCGTGTTTGTACTTGTTCTCCCTCCTTGTAAGTAAGCCCCTCTAAGAACTCGTATGTAAAGTCCATGTTCTCTGGGTTGAGTTCTTTCCCGTCTTTTTGTGCAACGCTCTTGGTTGTGGTCTTCACTTCCCAGTCTTCAAGGACAAAAGCGTCCCCTTGTGTGTATGTTTCCCAATAGATAAGTGCAATCTTCTGCACAAACTTCTCCATTTTCTGCGAGAACTCAATAGCCAATTCGTAAATCTCTCCCAGTCCGTCAATGTACTGCCCGTTGTTGTCGTAGCACTTAATCTCTTTCTTAAAGACATACTTCAAGAAAATAGCCACGAAAGAAACAATCTTCTCGTGGACTAGACCTAATGAAACTTCGCTGTCGTCTGAACTCTTTGGTGGTGCGTAGTTAATCCCTTTCTTCTGATTGTATTCGTATCCCTTTGAGTAAGTAACGCCATTAAAAATAACACTGTCTTTTTCTCGTAGCTCCAGTGCGTCGTTAATTGCTTGTATTTCGCTAATAACATACTCGCCAGTCTCTTTGCCTTTCTTACTCGTGCCGTAAATATCAGTTAGATATTCCTTTGTTGTTTGTGTATCTTGTTTTGCCATAGTATTTCACTTTAATTATATAGTTTGTCAAACGAATTGCTAATCTTTTTGTGCATAACTATATACTTGATAAATCTTTCATGCTTTGTTTTGTTTTTCCCTCCACTCTGTCTAGGAACTTAGCCCAATCCTCATTCTCCAATTCCTGTTTTGTAACTATAACAGGTCTGGTCGGCTCATCTCTAAAGAATGTGTAACAACATGCGTCAAATCTGTCTGGGCTGAACCCGTGCTCTTTCTTAAACTCAACTTTACTCATTAACCGTATCCTACCTTGCAAGTCTCGCTTGTATTTAATCAAGCTCATTTCTCGTAGCCATTCTTTCTGGTTGTTAGTAACTATAATACCACCACTTGCCACCCATTTCCTGAACTTCCACGCAAGCTCGGACTTGTAGGAGTTAAACTGGTCTTTCACTTCCTCTCTCGGCTTGTCTGCAAGGATAGCGTTAGGCATTTCGTTTATCTTTGTGTGTATGTGGTTTATTACCTTTGCTCCAATACCAAATGCGTCTATACCAACGTCGTTTAGGTTTGCCCCGTATGCTTCTGTTACAGTTTCAATCTTCCTCGCTAGGTCTTGTTCACTACTCGTGCTCTCGTTAAGCACCTCTTTCAAGTAAATCTCGTCTCGGATAGCAATAATGCTTCGGTCTTTACCTTGTCCTGCAGGGTCTACACCAATAACACCACCTCGGATTATCTGTGTACCTGCTTCTTCAAACAAGATATTCATGTTCGCAAACAATGGTATCCAACCTTTGTCGTCCATTTCGCCCTCGTTAGCAAAGTCTCCTGCTACTCGTATCTTAAACTCGTCGCTGTTCTCGCCATAGTCGTTAATAATACCCTGCACAAACGTGTCCTTAACAATCGGGCTGTCTCGGCTATCAAAATGTAGTTGTGTCCACTCGTTTCTGTTGCTTTTCTTATGGCTGTTGTAGAAGTAGCCCTCGGTTCGTGTCGGGTTGCTTGTCATAATCACTAACCAGTTCTCTCCAGTCAAAGCTCCTTGCATAACCTCAAACACCTTGTCCCAAATACCACTCGCTTCGTCTGGGAATAGCAAAACATGGTCGCCATGCAATCCTGCCAACGCTTCTGGGTTGTCTTTACCTGCAACACGGGCACGCAAGAACCAGTTTTTAGTGCCTTTCACTCGTATCTTATCGTCTAGCTCCTCCAGTTGGTCTTGTATCTCTTCGGGTAGTCGCTTCTTCCACCAGTAAAACTCTTTGAGAAAAATCTCTTTAAGCTGTGTATCTGTGTTAGCTGTTGCTCCAATCTGTGCATAGTAGAAACAAAATAAGAAGTGAATAGCAATAACACTCGCAAATGATGTCTTACCAATCCCGTGCCCACTGCGGATAGTGATACGACGCTTCTTTGGGTCGTAGCTGTCTTGGTCAAATGTGTTAATTCCTCTGTCGTATGCTTCAAGCTCCACTGTTTGTTGCCATGTAAACATGTTCGGGTGCTCCTTAAACTCTGCCTTACTCTGCCACTTGAACATATCTTTGCTGTAGAAAGCTAAGTCGTGATACACCAAACGCCCGTCTGTATCAAACAGCAGGGCTTCTTTCTTCTCGCCAAACGCATTAGTGAATGGTATCGGCTTACCTCTAAGTTCGTCTACTGGCTCGGCAGGCGACATTCGTAACATTTCCTCACAAAACAAAAAGACATTCTTTCTCCACTGTAATATCTTGCGTTCTGACGCAAGCTCTTGTGGTGTGAATATCTCTTGTGTTTCTTCCATAATAAATTAGTAAACTATGCTTACCGCTAGAAAAGTAATAACGGCTGACGCTACTATGCTTTGCACGATAAGTGCTATTACATATTTCATTAGCTCAATTATACAACAAAACACACGGGTCATTGGTCTAGTTGTGCATATAAACTTCTTACAATCGCTTGTGTAAAGACAAAATATGGCTTAACTGCGCAATCTCCTCATTCTTGCCTTGTTTTCCTCGTTTCTTCGGTCTGCGCCTTTTTGCTTACAATCACTACAGGCGAACCCTTTGGGAGTTGATTTACAATTCCTTACTAAGTCTTTGTTACATTCCCTGCATTTTACATCTACCATAATTGTTTTGATTTCCGACTACTAACCTAACCTAACCTTACCTAACCTTACCTGTGTCTCCAAACTGGATACATCTTGTATACATTATGTATCCAATACTGTGTCGTGGCTTGGTTCTGCGTCTATTACCTTTACGTCCTCTGCACCTAACTGTTTCCGCTTCGTGGACTTGTCTGCAAGCTCTGCGAGTGAAAATACGTTGATATTTACGTCGCCTTTTGCTTCCTTTGGATACTTTCCACGCACTTTATAGAATATATCTACCGCTTTCATCTTGGTTTTCAAGTCTGCATGTTGATTGAGTAAGAATAAATGCTGTTTCTCCACGCTGTCGTCATTAAATCCATACTCCTCCAGTTTTGAGTTGATATAAGCAATGATGTGAGGTTTTCTTAGGTTTTCATACGCCATAACACTTGCTAGCTTCCTGTTAGGCACTCCCGTATCCTCTCCTTTCTTATTCTTATAATTAACGTCGTATCCTGCTTCAATGATAGCTTCTACTCCGTCCCCTTTGAACTCTAGATAATAATCCGCAAAATCCTTTTGTTTAACCTGTAGTGTGTAGGTCTTCCCGTCTGTCCTCCCAACAAAGCTAAAGTCGTCGTTTACAACAAGCTCTTGTGTTTCTTCTGTTGTTAGTGTGGGTGTCTCTACGCTCATGTTAAAAATTATACAACACTACTCACTATGCACAAACCCGTAAAAGTCTTTGTACGCACTCCCTTGCTGATATAGACAATCTCTCCAATGTCTCTTTTCTCGCCTTTGTCGGCAGATATAAAGTGCTTGTCTCCGTCATGTTGGCTTATAACCATTCCACCATGTACTAAATACTTTTTCATACAGTAAAACTATTCCTTAAATCACGCTTTGCCTTAGCTATATCTTCACTAAAATCAGATAATGTTATCTGTTTCAGATATTCACCACTAATCACTTTCTTTATACTCTTGCCTTTGTGCTCCATAAACGCAATTATTTTTGCGTCCTGCTGTCCTGCTCTCTCTATTGTGATAGTTGTTTTCATAATTTTATTTATTTACCGCATTTTTACTTAAAGTCATATATTTATTTTGTTATTAACTCAAGTTTATAATCCGTACCTTTCGACCTAATGGCTTCTTTTCTATTTGGCTTCGCCATGCTCCATGCTTTTACTTAATAACTCTGTATACGGGCGAACCTTATCGTTACGTCGTCGTTCCCACATTGCCTTAGCTTTTATGTGTTGCATTACATTCCCTTTCTGTTTTACGTTGCAAATCGGGCATGTGTTTTGAGCAATAAGCTTTTTAACCCTAGCTTCTTCTTCGTATTGTATTTCAGTAGCTCCTTTCTGGTGCTTACCCTCTAATATCTCTTTCATTGCCTTTAGTCCTCTTTTAACTATGTTGTCCTTGCGTGTGTATTCTGTTTTGCACCCATTTTTGAACATATTTGCTCGTATCTCGTCTCCAATTGGGTCTTCGGGCACATCAACCTCCTTAACCTGCACCTTATGTTTATTCTTATTGAGCATTTGCGTAACAAAGCCAAGTGCTCCCGTCATGTATTCCTCTTCAACCTGCATAGCGGATAGACTAAACTGACACGCCATTGGGTTATCTTTCCCTACTGGTGTCTTAAAGCCAATCACAATTACTCCCTGTGCACCTAAAATTGACCCTAGACGCTCTAACTCTTTATCAGACAGCCCTTGAACTGTATGTGGGTCTCTACGTTGAATAGGAGACACTACAGAACCCTTTTTGTTATCTTTATCCTGCATATCTATTCACTTAAACTTTTAATCTCCTCTCTTAATGCTTGTAGGGTGGTGAAGTTTGCTTTCTGCTAACTTGAGTAGTCGTTCTGTTTCTTCTGTCATAAAATCCAATATCCTTGCTCGGCTTTTTGCTATTTCAAGTTTCATTTCGTCAGTTTCCCCAAGTTCTGATGGCGACCAAATTATACGTCCATATACAGTGTTTGGTTCAACAGATACATCTCCTTCTTCATTAAACTCAAAGTATAAAGATGAGAATAGTTTTCTGGCTTTTGCCCACCATTCGTTCTTTCTACTGGAATTATCTGCGTATTCGTGAAAATCATTATTATAATGTTTCAGGTCGGATAAAACACGCTCAAGTTTCTTTTTCTGCTTCATCGCTATATTTAGTTTTTCTAATTGTTGTTCATTCATATCAATTTACTTATCTCATCTCTTAATGCTTGTAGGGTGGTGATGGTGTCGGTGAGGGCTATGAGTGTAGTTCTTTTTTTATATCCTCCAATGTGTGTGGTGCATATCTATATTCCCCATATTGCCTAAAGTCGTTATTTCGTTCTTCTGTCCTTGCAACAAGTAATCGTTTGGCTAACAGATTAAGTTCACATTTATTACAACTTTTAAGATGCTCTTGTGTATGCCAACACTCCATTTCTTCCATTGCTTCTTTTTTACAATCAGGGCAATTTTTAATTGTTTCTATCATATCATTCTTCTTTACTGTCAGGGGTGGCAGCCCCCTCTTTTATCTTAGTAATGGCGTTGTCTAAACCGCAGTCACACTTTGGCTCTTTTCCTCTGTCGTACCAAACTCCTGCGTACATAGTGCGGTAGCCACCGTCTGCCGTAGGTTCTCCTCTTTCGTGCTGAGTTGAAATACACTGGTTGTCGTGTTCTAGCCACGGCATCATCTCCTCCACCACACGCTCCTGTACTGCCTGTTCGTGGAGGGTGAGGGCTTGTAGGATAGCTTCAAGTAAAGCCCTGCTCCCTGTACGCAACTTCTCGTAATATGCCTCCTGGTCTTTTACCTGTAGGCGCACCGCCATATCTGCTTCGTTTATCAAATCTTCAAGGTAGTTAATATATAACTCCTCAACTATTTCTTCTTTTGTCTTAGGTGTGTTCATGGTTAGTCTTTAGTGTTATTAGGTTGGGTAGGTCGTTGCTTTCTGTGGTCACGCCACACTACAAAGTCTTCAATACTCATACAGGAAACTGTGTCTAACTCCATTGTGTGCATAGTTTTTAATTGCTTTTCTCTAGCTTCTGCGCGTTCCACCACCTCCTCTCGCTTCTGGCGTTCGTCTTGGAGGGTTGGCTCAATGAATGTTTGCCAGATACGTTCTGGTGAGATAGGTTTTCTTCCTAGCTTGTCTCCTTCGTGGTGGTTCCACTCAAACTCTCCTTTGTCCCACTTCTTTATATACTCTTTGTATATCTCCTCTATACTTTCCTCTTTGGTTGGTGTGTTCATGGTTAGTGGTTTAGTGGCGATTGTTTTTCAAGCAATTCTGTGTCCACAAGATACCCTTGTTCAAGTTTCTTCCCACAGTACCGACAGCCCATCGCGAGCACTGTCTTCGTTGTGTCGTAAGGATATGCAGCTCTGCCAATCTCTTGGGGCGAGTGCAGTCCTATGTAGCATTTAAGTTTCTTCATACTCCTTTAGTGTTAGTGATAAGTGCTTGTTTGAGGTCGGAGAGTGCTTGGTTGTAGCCGTCAATTTTTTTACATTCAAAGCATGAACCAAATAGATGATTTTCGGCATTGGTGCATTTCCCTTTCGGCTTCACTTGTTTTAACTTCTCAATCTCCTCTAGTACCTCCCTCTGTGTCTCTTGCTGCCTAGTTCTACGCTGGTGCTTTATCTCAGCAAGAATGTGTCGGCGTTGCTCCTCCGTAGCCCACGAGAAACGTACGTCGATGTTCAAACTCTCTTCCCATTGTTCTTGTATAGTCATAATTCGTTTTCTTTATCCATTAAACATTCCTCTCCTACTTTATGGTTATAGGTGCATGTTAAGTATCCACCACCCTCTAGCTCGTCGCTGTAGGTTAAATAACATTTGTCAGTGCTGTGGGTTGCTTGTGTAGTCATACTCGTAGTGTGGGGGTTAGTTTTTGCCGAACTTTTGTTCGTATTCTGTCTTGTAAAACTCGTAACGTCGTTTTACAAAGCCGTTGTCTTTTTGTAATTCGTTAAACGCGCGACAAAAATCAACGTCATCAACCAAACGAGTTTCTGCTTCAAGATACACAAACTCGTCTAGTTTTCTTTGAGACGGAAACTGCGGATAAAAATCTTTTGCCGTTCCAACTGGCTCGAACCAGTCGTGTTTGCTTTCTATTTCGTCTTTTGTGAATCTAGTCTTACTTTCGTATGTTCGCCAATCTACTTTATGCGGGATATATTGCTGTCGGTTACCACACCAACTGAACAACCACCCAACAGGATAATCAGGGAGTTCTTTTTTCAATTTATATTGTCGATAGTATTTCATACTCCTACTAATTAAGAACCTCTAATAATTGCTCTGTGGTGTTCATGGTGTTAGGTGGTGGGGAGTATAATCTCGAACACTTCAGGGATTGCCTGCCCGCCATCTCTCCATTCCTTAGTCTCATCGGCTCTCTTATCACAAGCGTCATCTGCTCCTCCCTTTGTTTTGAACGAACCTATAACTTCACTACCTACACCACATTCGTGACAACCTACGTCTATTGCTACATATACTTTCTCCATACTTATATTATTTACTCTAATAAACTACTTGCAGAAACTTCCATACGCGATTGGTAAACCGATTTCTTCCGCGTGTTTTTCTTCTTCACTTCTGCTTTCTTTGTAGTCATAAAAACTAATTAACTTAAATAATCTTCTAACATCAACTCCGCTTCGTCTTCTGGTAATCCTAGCGATAACATTGCGTCCATTGCCATTTCTTCAAATGTCTCGTCCATACCTATTTTGCTTCTAACTCCCTAATAATCTCAATCTTTTGTGCAAGTCCGAGACGGTCTGCACAGTTCCTCCAGTTCCATACACCACCAACCTCTTCCCAAATGATGTCGTATGCCAACTGTCGTGCCTTGTCCTCTGTGTGTGCAATCAAGATAGCTTCGTCAACGGTTATGTCCTTTGCGTAAAACTTCTCGTAGTAATACTGCACTGTCGCAGTTTGAAACTGCCACTGTCCTCGTGAATACCTGTCGTTAGTATCCATAACGGTAACTCCGTTCCTACGACCCTCTGGGATACCCTTTGTCTCACACTTCTGTGCCAAGTCGTCTACAACTTGCCACTTAACTGCTTGTATCTTTGCAACCTCGTCAGCGTTGAGCTTATTTATTTCAGCTTCGTATCGCTGTGTCATAGAACTCTTAACGCCGTCTATATGTACTCGTGCTAAATAAACTAATGCAAACAGGGTAAACAAGCCGAGCAATACCAAGCTAGTTTTTATTCCTATTTTCCTAATAACTTTTGCCATAAATGTTTTTATTCTTGATAATGTTAGTAGGCGACTGTCCTACTTAATTATTATTATACTCATTATCCAACACTATGCAATACAGTCTGTGGATAACTATTTAGATATAAAAATATAAGGGGGTGCTTGCGCTCCCCCTTATTTCTTTTTGAACTCGCTTAGGTACTCTTCCCAACAGTGTCGGTTGCCTAATACGAGGTCTAGCCCTCTTTCCAGTTTAGACCAGAAACCGCCCTTTATGACCGAGTTTCTCGCTACACGGGAACAGAAGTGCTCTTTCTTTCCGCCTGTTAAGCGGTTGAACCACATTGACGGTTTTGAGACTTTTACCACCTCCTTTCAGTTGCTTGAACTTAGATAAAGACCACCTCCTTTCGGTTGGCTTACCCATTTGGTAGCTCCTCTCGTAATCGCTAATGCGTAATGTAATTATACACGCAAGCGACGTATTGTTTTGTAGAAGTCCACAACTAAAACAAAGTCTCTTTAAGTTGTTCAATTCTATGAAACACCTGCCCCTCTCGTATCTCGTAGTTTATACCCTCCCAGTATTCTCCATTATAAAAGTCCCCAACGACACATACTTCTGCTTCTTGCATATAGTAACCTACTTGTCTCTTTTCTGATTTGCTTATTATTGCGTGTCTTGGTATCTCTGCACCGTTAAGAAATGCCGAACCTTTGCGAGTTAATAGGTAGTTCCCTGCTTGCCCCCGTACCTTTGCAATAAGTCCATGCGAACATGGTCTTGAGAGGTTTCCTACTTGGTTACTAGATAGCGAGATGCCCTCTAATTCTTTTCGTGGGTGGACGCAATTTATTCCTTTTTTATCTATAAAGCGAGCTATCGCCTTTACAATATCAACTGTTCCAACATCTACAGATAGCAAGTAAGTAGTTGTTTGATTACAGCAGTTACATACATCTGGGGTATATTGTATTTTTGTTTTCCTTGCCATAAGTGTTTTAAGTCTTAGTTTCTAATGTTCAAGTGATACATCACTGTGCTAGGGTCTCTACCTACACGCCTAGCTATATCTCGCACGCCAAACCCGTCTCTGTGCATTTCCCTAATCAGCTTGCCAAGTGGCTTGGCTACTTTGTCTTTTTCAAGTTCAAGTATCAAATTAAAGCGTCTTGCATAACGATACGTCCAAATACAATCATACTTGTTCTTATTCAAACATCTGTCTAGCTGTATTTCGTCTCCCTCTTCCATACGTTTGACTACCGCATATAACTTTGTGGTAGAGATACCAAGTCTCTTGCAAAAGCTCCGCAGAGAGTATCCTGTAGTATCTTTTGCTTTGATGTACGCCTTATACACCTCCACCTCGTTAATGTTATTTTTGTTTGTCATAAGTTCTTTCGTTAATGATGTCTTCAATGGACGGGAACATGATTGTATCTATATGTTTCCCAAGATGTCGGTTCACTGTGTCATAAACTTCGTCTATTTCTTTTGTTAATAATTGCGTTGTACTCTTCTTTTGCAACTGCAACACCTGTATTGGTCGCCATAAGAACTCTTTTACGCTGTCCTTGTCCCACCAAACTTGTGTATTCGTCTTCAATACTCCTCGCATATCGTGTCCTGCGTCATTTAGTGCTTTTGCTATCAACTCAAAGTAAATCTTTAGCCCCTTTTTGAGTGTTACCTGCATTATTTCCTCAATAGACGGTAGTAAATCAACCTCAATATACGGCTCAAGCTTCTCTGTAAGCTTCTCGTGTGCGTCTGCCACATCATTATTCTTTAGAAGTGGCAACCATAAATACTGTTTAACCGTGTTGTCAGCCCACGGAATGTCTACAAAGTCTTTCAAGACAGTAAACATATCCTTGCCTGCGTCGTTAAGAGCGTCAGCCCATAACTGAAACAGCTTGTGCAACGCTTTATTTTGCGTCAGCGTTCTTTGGCTTGGTTTTGGTTTGTAATTGTTCATGGTTTTCGTTTTCTTTACATCTTTCGCACTTCAAACTCGCATTGAGTGTCTGTGGTACGGGCATGTCTGCCTTTTCCGCTTGCTTCTGTCGTTCTCGCCTGTCTTTCTTCATTACCCTTATACAGTCTGGGCACACAACAAGCGTTTTCGTACTTCTTCCGCCTGTATTCCAGTAGTTCGCATTACGCTTCCTACGAGCGTCCTTATCTTTTTTTGGGTTAGGTCTTTTCATAAATTAGAATGATTAAAATGGTATGTCGTCTGGGTCTATGTCTTCTTCTGGGTACTCTACACCCTCTGTGGGTGCTGTTGTTTTTGCTTCTGCCGTTGGTGCTGTAGTTGTAGCTCCGTCTTTTTTAGCACCAAACTGGAAGTCTCGCACTACTATCTCGGTCTTATACATCTTCTTTCCGCTGTCTTTATCGTCCCAAGAAGATGTCTGTAACTTGCCCTGTACATACAATGAGCTACCTTTCTTCATGTATAGGGCGATAAGTTCTGCAGGTTTCCCAAATGCTACACAGTTGTGATACTGCACACTCTCTACTTTGTTGCCGTCTTTATCCTTGTAGCTCTCATTCGTTGCGATTGAGAAGTTTGCTACATCTGTACCGTTAGGCAGTTTCTTTAGTTCTGGGTCTCTTGTTAAGTTCCCAATGATTGTTGCTTGATTTAGATACATACTTTAATAATTATTTGTTAAATACCCCTACTTTCTTCCACAATTCGTATCCACCCTCAACTTCTCGTGTCTCAAACTGGTCTCGTGTCTCGGCTGTCCAACCGTTCTCCTTTAAAAACTGCTTGTAAGCTTCTCGCTTCTCCATTTCAGCTTTGCGGTCTGCTTCTTCTTTTGCTACACGCTCTTCCTCGGCTTTCTCTTCCGCTTCTTTACGTTTCTTATCTTCCTCGGCTTTCTTTTCAGCTTCTACCTTTGCTTTTTCTTCGGCTTCTTTAAGCTCTTTTTCATGCTCCAACTTGATACGGTCTGCTTCAAGCTTTCGCTTCTCTTCGTCTAATTTATCCTGCTCCGCTTTACGCTTAGCGTCTTCTGCTTCCTTTTCTTTGCGTGCTTTCTCTGCTTTCTCCTCTTCCTCTTTTGCAATACGGGCTTTTTCGGCTTCAAGTTCTGCACGTTCTTTGTCCAACCTCTCCTGCTCTGCTTTACGGTCTGCTTCTGCTTTCTCTTCTTGAGCAATGCGTACTTTCTCGTTCTTGTCAGCACTACACTCGTTATAAAACTTCTCAAAAGCGTCTGCGTCCATGTCGAGTAACATCTCATCATCTTTCACATAGAAGCCGTCAGCGTCTAGTGCGAGTAGCCGTTCCTTTCGCACTGGTAACATTGCTTCCCTCTTTTCTCGCAATGCCACTGCTTCCGCTTCGTCTTCAATTGCAGTAAGTCGTTCAATCTCTGGGCTAGTTATAGCTTTCAGCTCTTTTTCCTTTCCAATAATCTCCTTATTGACTGCGTTAAATACGTCTCGATATTCTTTTCCACGCTTTTCAATCGCAATCTCAATCTTTCGTAACTCAATGCGCTTGGCTTTTACTATTGCCACCTTGTCCTTATCTCGGACATCTTCCACTTTAAGCAACCTAGAAGTCTCTACCATTGTCTCTAGCTCTTCTTTGGTTTGCTCAAACTTAGTCAGTTTGCGTACACCGTCTTGTACCTCTGTTAATGTTAGTTGTTTTTCAGTCATGGTTATTTTTTAATTGCTAATACTCTTTTCGTACTCCACCCTCTATGAAACCTCCAAGATATTGTGCTTTGGTGGATACCTAACTTCCTCGCCTAGAAAGACACAGGTGCTACTACATCTTTCCACCTCAACCAAGTCTCCCTAAACTCTGTAAGAGCTTTCTTGGCTTCCATAATAGCTTCTTGTAATACTTCGTTCTCCCACTTTACCTCTACAATGTAAGACTTTGAGCTGTCTTGTATAAACCGTGCGTCGTAAACTAGAAAGTATAGTGTGCGTAAGTCTGGGTTCACAATAAAGTTGTGTACCACCTGCCACTTGTACTCTGCAGGAATACCGAGAAACGGCTTCTTAGACGCTGTTAGGTTCGTTTCCTTTGGGTCAATCAGGTTAGCGAGCTTGTATTTAATCATTGTTGCAGAATTGGGGCTTTTAACCTCAATAGCTTCTGTGTACTTACCCTCTTCGTTAGGAATAAGACCGTCTGGCGATAGTGTTACAAAGTCAAACTCGTCAGATATGCAAAGTCCCACCTGTTCCACGGTCTTGCCTGTCAGCTTCTCAAATAGCTTTACTGCAAACACTTCTTCCGCACTCCCTCTCTCCATTTCAGCAGTAGCTTTGAAAGCTTTTGATTGTTCTGTTCCCTCCTCGGCGATAAGTTCAGCAATCATGTCAAACTTAGCTTGAGATGTGCCCATGACACTCTTCAACTTAGTACCTGTAATCTTACAGCGTCGGGCTTCTTGCCACTCCTGCGTCCCTTGCTCCATGTTTTTAATGACTTGCATACCTATTTCGTTAATTTGTTCTTGATAATGTCTTTTTCTGCTTCAACCTCTTTGTCGTTCCTAACAGAAGTCGGGAACGCTACCCAGATGTTTTTTAGTTCGGCTAGTGTTGTTGCCTTTGCCAGTTTTGCTTTGTAAGTAGCAACATCAACTGTGATTTTCGGCATGAAGTCTCGGATACGCAATGCGTCCTGTGTCTGACCAAATGCTTTTACTGGTGTAGCGAATACTTGTATCTGCTTCCCTATCCAACTGTCTGGGTGTGAGCCGTATAGTGTGGCGATAGTGTTACCGTTCGTGATATTCATTATCATTTTCGGTACATCTTCCTCAAAGTACAATACTGGCTTTAGTTTTTTAGAGCCGTCTGCACTTTGCACTTCTTCTTCTCCCTCAAACTTAGAGATAGTCAAAAGCATTTCCTCGCTTTTCTCTAGGTTGTGAGAACCAAGATAGTCTTTATCTAAAAAGTTCTTCCAGTGGCGGTCATTACCCTTAACTTTTCCCGTGATTATTTTTGTTTCTTCTGCCATAAGTGTTTTATTAAGTGTTTTATTAAATGCTAAAAATTACTTCTGGGTCTTTGGAAACGCAGTCCCCGTCCTCAACCCAATCCCAACGAACAATCTCTGCTTTTACTTTTTCCTTAGTTAATAATCCAACTCTCCGCACAACATAAATCAGAGTATGTTTTGCGAGATGTACCGACACCGCCCCATTCAAATTAAAGGGCACTACTCGCTCTCCTATTATTATGTTTGCTGTGTAATCTGCCATAAGTGTTGATATACATATTATACATATTATCCAACACTACACAATACGCTATGTGGATAAGTCTTAATCAAAGAAGCCACACACCCTACCGAGCTTCTTTTTTATATCGCTGTAAGTATCTCTCTCAATAAGAACTATTTTTGTATCGGGATAATACTTAGTCATTCGTTTGAGTTTTGTCTTGCTCTTACTATCCATGTATCCCTTTACTTCGTGATATTCAATACTGTCATCATTATTGAAAACCTTAAAGTCGGGTCTATAGCTACGAGTACCAAATTGTATTTTATGAAAGACAAAAACATCTTTTTCAAACTCCCAACCCTTTATTTGATTTTGTTTGATTAAAAAATCTAGATATAAAGCATAGTTTGCTTCCCACTTACTTCTAAAAAACATTTCCTTGCCGTTAATATCATACCAACCCCTCTTGATGTTACCGTAAGTGCCACTCTCCCGTGTGTTTTTTGGCATTTCTCCGTCTAACACTTCAAGCATTGAGTTACTCCTCTTAGTTCTTGTCGTAACCGACTGCTTCTTACCTTGCCAATATCTCGCATTATTCTTACTCAACCTTGCTAAGTGTTCTTTAGAACGAGGTGGCATTTTCTTACCTTTTTGACTTTCACTCATTCTTTTCTTGGTCTCGTCAGATACAACACGCTCACTCATTTGTTTTGCAATGTTTGGTCTCTTCTTGCCTAACCAGTAGCGTGTAGGGTTTGCTTTATTAGCGTCGCTTATTTTATTTCTGGTCTCTTTTGAGTGGGTTTTACCTAACATACCAGTATGGTTTTCACCTTTCTTCCACCCATTTCTGCTGTTAGGATTTTTACCTCTTTTATACTTAACTTCTATCATGTTGTGTTTGCTCTTCGTTCCAGTTCTTTAGCAAACTTGTCTCTGATTGTACCATTGCTAAAGTTCTCTATCGCCCACCTCATGTACCCAGTATCTATTTTGCTAATGTGAGTTCCTCTACCACCGTTATTCCACTTTCCTATAAAGATTATGTTTGGGTTCTTTCCGCTACCCTCTCTGTATCCTGCATAGTCTCGCTCTTCTAAGTCTTGGTTTCCAACAAAGTCGTATCCAGTAAGGAAGCTAACATCACTCTTGAGCCGTAATAGCTTGCTCCCCTCTGATACGGGTACAAGCTCAAATGTCTCTATTTTACCAAAGCGTTTTACATTTCCGCATACATCTATCAAGTGTAAGTTCTCTTTGCTATCTGCTATACGCACTCCACGCCCCACCATTTGGTAGTACAAGGCAACTGATTGAGTTGGTCGTGCGAGTATCACACAGTCTAGTTCTGGGAAGTCAAAGCCAGTAGTCAGCACTCCTACATTCGTAACTACTTGTATCTCTCCACTTCTAAAGTTATCTAGTATCCGCTTACGTTCTTTCTTGGGTGTCTCTGCAGATATACTCTCGGCAATAATACCCATTTTCTGCAAGTTATCGCTCAATGCGTTAGCTTCCTCTACAAACTTGTTGAAGATAAGAACATGCTTAGCCCCGTCCTTGATTGTGCTAGCTGTTAGCTTGGCAACCTCCCC